TTGACTTACACTTGCAAGAGTTACTAGCTCTTACGAAGTATAACTATACCTCTGGGGTTCAAAACCGCCATCCCAACTAATTCGTCCATAACCCAGCCCTTATGGAATTGCTCCACGAGGTTGTTCTCCTCGACATCGAGCGAGTACATAACCGGGAACACGCCGAGGAACGACGGGTCCGGGGTCAAATACGTGGTGCCCGGAGGAATGATGATGGACTTACCGATTTGGAATTCACCGAATTGCACGATCCGCTCGCCAGCAACCACCGAGTCCTTGAACGCCCAGCCGGTGGTGTTGATGTCCCACCGGTAGAAGTCGCGGTACTCCTGCGGGTTGCAGAGCAGCCGGGTCGAGTCCAGCATGCGCTGGTCGGTGAAGGTCACAGCCGTGTAGAGGTCGTCCGGCGACAGGTAGGTACCTGCAACCTGGATCTCGTTGGGCAGCGAGCCACTGGTCGGCACAGACGTCGGGTCGACGGTGCGGTACTGCGCAGCCGAGACCTCCAGCAAAGTGACCAGGCGTGCGTCTTCCTGACGCATAATGGCCTGCTTGGTCATATCCTGGGTGTATTCGACTATGTTCGAACGCAGGTAGTAAAGGTCTTCCTTCTTGATCTTCGGGAACGAAGCAATACGGAAGAGCAGAATCTCGATACGCTTTCCTTCGAAAGGCGTAATCTTGATTTCACCTTCATCACCGTGCAGCAGATATGCCTGACCGAGGTCGTCAAGAATGTCATACTGAATCGGGACACCCGGGGTGAGGGTGTCCTCCAGCAAAACATTCCGGAGAATACCTTGGTAGCGCAACTGCAGCTGGATCGGGCCAATCATCGACTGACCGAGACGGACCATGCCGTTCTGACGGTCGGACAAGATGTTGGCCAGCTTGACCTGCTTGTCACGGGCGGACAATTTCTTGCCACCCATCTTGCGCATGGTCGACTGCATGTCGGAGACATACTCGTCGGACTTCTTGGCGAACCGACCCAAACCGGAGCCGGTAGCAACAGGAACAGCCATTTGACTACCCTCCTTACGGGGTCGCCGTCGCCACCGAAGAGGCGAACGAGAATGGGTTGAGACGGACAAGGATGACGTCAGTGGACTCGACGTCGATCAGCTCGGCCACAGCGTTGTTGACGTTGGCCCCAGTCGGGGTCAACAGACCAACGTTGTTGGCGGTGAGCAGCTGGCGGCCACCATCGACCGGGTTCAGGCCCGACCAGTTGGCGTTGAGGTCGAAGGCCGGAGCCAGGATCTCAAAGACGGCGTCCACAGCGCCGGTCCAAACCGTCATCAGGTTGGTTCCGGTAGCGGTCACCTCGTCGATGCCCAACGAAGGCGCAACGAACAGGGCGGACAGACCGAACGGCTGAGCGGTAGTGGTCGGCAGGACCGGACCACCCGAACCCGGGGTGGTACCCGAGGCAGTGGTGGTGTACGGAGTGAACACCTCGGCGGTCTTCCGGGACATAACAGACCCGGGAAGAATGTCGAAGGTACGACCCCAGGCCGGGTCCAGGAACCCGCCGTATGGCGTGGCCTGGTGCTGCGCGTAGATCGGACGCAGGGTCCGCTTTTGTGCGGGGTTCGCGACAGTTGGTCGGAACATGGCTTTTCTCCCCCCTTTCAGGGTGTCTAGAGACTCAGATGAAGAGTCCGTAGTCGGTAGCAGGATCAGTCGCAGAAACCTTCTGGTGTCCGGCGGCGGTACGCTGCCCCAGACCCTGAGGGATTCCGTTGGTCCCGCGAGAAGAAGCCGCAGCGACCTTGCGCGCATTGCGCTTGTTGCTCTTCGTCCGGTCCTGTACGACTGCTTCCAGGACGCGGATTCGGTCGCGAACGACCGATTGACGAAGGGTCTCGAACCGGGCAGTGAGCTGCCAGCGGTCGTTGTCCGAATGGGAGTTCGGAAGGGCCTTGATGTAAGCGTCAGCTAAACGAACCGCTTCGACGCCACTGGCCAGCTTGGCCTCCTTGTCAGGAGCCCAGGTGCCCGCGTTACCGTCTACAACATCCAGAACGGGGTCAGCGAGTTGGTCACCGGCGTTGTGGGCGAAGTCATCCAGATCGAACTGGCTGGCTTGCGCGTCAGCGTCGGTCACATTGCGAACGGGAGCCTCAACGTCAATGCGGCCTTCGGGCGCTGCAACTTCCAGCGACTTGTCCTCGGCACGCTTACGCATATTGGCATTCCTTCCCTCAACTTTTCTGGCTTCGGCAAGGACGTATTCCAGGGTGGGGAAC